TTGGGCGGCTCTATCAAACTACTTCAAAAAACACACAGGAGAAATGGCTTACAAAATAACACCAATTATAGATGGAGAGTAATTTACCAAGCGGCTCACCTGAGCGTTATGCAAAAGACCTCTATTGGCAAATAATGGCCTTTGAGGACTTATCTGAAGACGACGTGAGGGATATATGCAGATTGACATTAAACAGGCTTATAGAGGCCACAGAAGAGCCAATGAACATTTATTACAAGGAGTGCTTACACTACATTAACAGAAGGGGAGGGGCAAGATGAGTTTATTGTTTAAAGTGGATATTCCAAGAAGGGTTGTGCTACACCCAGAAGTAGTTAAGCTGTGCCCCTCTTTAGGGGCATTGAACGATAATGAGATTCTTTACATAGTACTTTGTTATGACTATTGCTCACCATTCAGGCAATTCCCTGAGCATGAAAGAAAGAGAAAGGCGATGTGGGAGGCTTTTGGAGAGAACGAGCATGATTTGATTAATTCACCGAGAATAATGGCGGCGGCTGACGATTATGTTGGTTTGCAGTGGAATCAAAAGATTGAAACGGCAAGGGCTTACGAAAAGAAAATAGATAAGTTTTTGGCTGCTATGGAAGAGGATGACAGTCCAACATCAATTAAAAAGATTACAGAGGCGGTTGAGGGGCTTCGTAAACAGCTTTCTGGCCTTGAGAAAGAGATAGACCAAGACTACATAGCAAAAGGCGTTATAAAGGGAAATATGACCCTTTCTCACTTAGAGGAATTACAGAGTAACTGGAAGAATTTTAAATCGGTAGTGGCTAAAAGATGATTGTAAGACCCCCGTACATAAAGCCTAAGAACTTTCTTCACCATTTAACCAAAGTGGTTAGGGACGGAATACCTGCTTCGGCGGACTCAAAGCGTGACCCAAAAGTGATTGGAACGCCAGAATGGGAAAGTTTTTGGAACGACGAACTATGGAAAATAGTCAATGGATTTCAGATAGGCAGCACATGGATTCCGGGGTTCTTTTACTACTACATGAACTACAAACAAATGTCAACCATCAAAGGCGTAGTAACGCCAGATATGGTGGACTTGCATTTGGAATTAGCCTATCACATTGAATTTTGCAAGGCCAACGGAAAGAATTTGCTTTGCGCTAAAGGCCGAAGGAAAGGTATATCGGAGGCCGCTTCAACCATGATTATTGACTATGGATGGCGGTTTAAAGAGGGGTATAAGGGAGGTGTTGCCGCCGGAAACAAAACCTATGTAGATGACTTTATGTCTAAATGGCGGTTCTCGGATAGTAGGCTTCCGCCCGAATTAGCCATTAAGCGACTTGTAGATAATGATGACGAAGTAATTGCAGGTTACACCATAAAAGACTCTCACGGAGCATGGAAAGATATGGGTACAATGAACACGGTGTACGCAAGAACCATGCACACAAACCCTAATATGTTTAAGGGTTTGTATTTGAATGATATTATCTCTGAAGAGATAGGTGAACACGAAAGGTGGATTGAGTTTTATGGAGCATCAAAAGACTGCTTAATGTCTGGTAATCAGCAAGTTGGAACTATGGTAGCCTTCGGAACTGGCGGTAACGTAAACAAGGGCTCAAAGGATTTCAAAAAGGTTTGGCATGAGGCCGAGAATTTCAATTTCGTTAAGTTTTTGATACCCGCCACTCGCTTTTACTTTTACGGCGGCGCAACTGAAGCAAACAGGCAGTTACCATTGGAATCTGAATTTTACAAAACTTACAGGCCGTATGAGTTAATCGGCGTTGAGGATATAGACCTGTCAAAGAAATTTATTCTCAACAAGAGGGATAAATGGTTAAAGACGGGCGACATGAAAGCCTATAATGAGGACTTGCAAAATAACCCTATTGACGAAACAGAGATATTCAGAAAGACTGTTGTAAACAACTTTGACATAAATAAACTGAACGAACAGGATATTGCCATTTCGGCCTTAACTCACCCAAAATACACTAAGTATAAAATGGAGTGGGTTAAAGATGAAAAGGGCATGATTAAAATGCCTCTTGAGGTTAAACTAATACCACTTTCATTTACCGATAATCAAGACGAATGTGTTTGGATTATTGACAGCGAGCATCCGAGAAAAGGATATGCTAATCTGTACGTTGCCGCCTGTCTTTTGCCGGGCCAAAAAGTTGTAACAGATAGGGGGCTTGTGGACATAGATTTAGTTACATTAGATGACAGGCTGGTAAACAAGGATGGAAATTTGGTTTCAATAAATGAGCTTCAGAGGCATTATGTTGAAGATGAAAGCGTTTATAAGATAAAGGTGAGCAACACTTTAAGAACAACGTCTTTCACTGGCGAACACCCAATATACACAAGCAAAGCAATTTTAAAGCAGTTTTATAAAAGGCATAGTTCAGAATATGAGTTCAATCAATCTTTTTGGGAGTTTAGTGGTTTTGATTTTAATAAAGCCGAAAATGTTTGCGTTGGCGATTGGATTAAAGTGCCTAACGTTTACAGAAAAACAAATGATTTTGATATAAACGACCTTTGGGAAAAAGATACAAGGACTGACTTTGTTATTGATTCACCACTAAACGACCCTGAGTTTTGGTGGTTTATCGGACTTTGGCTTGGCGACGGCTGGACTCAAGGAGGTGGCAGGCAGTCTAAAATAGAAATTGCTTTTAATGCAAAAGAAGTCAACTATATTAATAAATTTGAAAGGTTTGTAAATAGGGTTTTTCAAAGAAGCGTAAGCAAAAGAACAAGGACTGGGGCCACAAACGCAACATTTTCATCAAAACAACTATTTGTTTTTTTAAACAAGCACTTTGGAAAATATGCTCACGGCAAGGTTATTCCTGAGTGGGCTAAAAAAATAAGCAATGGGTGTAAGTGGCAGATGGTAAAGGGATATTTAGACTCAGATGGCTCAATTCACATTGAAAAGAAAAGAAATTTAGTAACAACGCAGTTTATTAGTATAAATCAGCAGTTATTAGAGGGTTTTCAGGACATACTTTTTTCTTTGGGCGTTGTTTCAAATTTAGGACTTTTGAGAAACGAGTCATCAAGAATAATAGTCAAAAACAGAAAGCCGTCAAAAACAGCCAAGTGTTATCAATTAAGACTTGGTCATCACGCTTCTAAAAAATTAGTTGGGGAAATAAAAACAGACGAATTAGACCACAAATTAAACAGGATTGATTTCGGCGCTATTAAGAAAACAAAAAGACAGCCAAATGATGGTTGTTTTATAGATAAATCTTTAGATTATATATATTTTCAGGTTAGGGAAGTTTCGGTAAGTAAATATACTGGTGTTGTTTACAACTTTGACTGCGAAACGCACACATATATGTGTCACCACATAACCACTCACAACTGTGACTCTTACGACCAAGACGTGGCTAAAGCCTCTAAATCGTTGGGGGCAATGCTTGTTATGATTAGAGATAACAACATAAAAGACGCTATGCAAAAAGCGCCAGTTGCAGTTATATCTTGTCGTCCACATAGAAAAGAAAAGTTTTATGAGATGTGTTTAATGCTTAGTGTTTATTATAACTTAATCGGAAATGTTTTAATAGACGTGGCAAACGGCGGCATATTCAATTATTTTAAAGAGAATGGCTGTCAGAAATACTTAGCCAAGCGTCCAGTTAAATTTGAATCTGAAGGCAGCCAACAAACCGCTGAGTTCGGGGTTAGGTTAACAAACTTCTCCCGCCCAAGGATGGTAGGTTTAATGCAAACACACATAGTTGACCATTGTCAAGACATTTGGTTTCCTGAATTGATACATCAACTTGGCAACTACGATGAAATAGAGGTGGGAAGTGATAATGACTTGGCGGATGCTTATGGAATTGCTTTAATGCAGGACGTTAGTTGTGAGGTTAAGCCTTTTGATATGGAAGATGACTCTCAGGAGGACAGGTGGAAGCTACCTGAATTTGGAACAAACAGGTTTGGCGATATAGTGCCAAAAATTGGCGGTGGAGCAGTGATAAATCCACAAGAGGACAACGAAACTTTCGGATTGTTGTTTGGGCCTATAAAATAACCATTATTTTTTATTACTTTTGGGGAAACGTATTTCACAATGTTAGCAGACTCCCTTAGAGAAGATATACCTGAATCAGAGAAACTTAAGCCCGAATATTATAAGCGCAGACTTGATTGGGCCGAACAAATCTTAAAGGACAACTCCAACACCAAAGACAGGATGACCCGTCTTTACGATTCTTATAACGGAGTTAAAACGCCTGAATCATTAGCTTTTTGGGAAAAGACTTACGGAAGGCAAAATAAATCCAAATACATCGCTTATAGGCTCGGCAGAACTAAAGTTGACCTGTTACAAGGTGAGTGGCTTAAAAGGCCGTTAAACGCCACCGTAATGACAATTAACGTGGACGCTATGTCATCCAAGATGCAGCAACGTAATTTTATGCTTGGCGCTATGGTGGCTAAGGATGAATTAACCGCCATAAAGGAAAATGCGGGCGTTGATATAATGAATGGTGCGCCGATACCACAAAGTGAGGATGACCCTATTTGGCAGAAAATGTCATTTAAGGACAAGCAGGAAGATGTAATGCAGATAATCCTTGACAATCAGATTAAGGACTTAGATGTTAAAAAGAAACTATCAGAAGATTTTAAAAACTGCGAGATAACCAATTATGTTTGGTGCAAGGTAGAGAGAAACGAAACTGGCGATATTGAGTTACATTCAATAGACCCAAGGAATAAAATTGCAGTTGAAATAGAAGGGGATGACTATTACGAAAAGAGCCCAATAAAAGGGGCTCGTCAGGTTATGCCAGTTCAGCAAATACTTTTACGTTACGAACTTACAAAAGACCAAAGAGACAAATTAGACGAAGCAAGAGTTGACCCATCGCTTTACACCGGAAACCAAGGAATAAGCAGGGGATATATGACTTATGAAAATGGTCATTTGCTTTGTGATGTAATCCATATTGAATGGGATTCAGTAACCGCCGAATATTACAAGGTAGTACCTAAAACCGCTTCTCAGTTGGCTTTAGACCCATCAGAAAGCACATTAACTTTGCCAATGGATGCTCAGAAATATGAGGCAAACATTGAATATCACAACAAGCGGGTTAAGAATGGCGACTATCAAATTGTTACCAAGTACAGAAGTGAGAAATATGAGGCCACCCGAATCGGCGGCATCATAGATGTTAATATGAGGAAAGTCATGTTTCAGAAAAGAAGCGTGGATGACCCAAGCAGAATACTAAACAGCACCTACATTGGCTATTGTCATGGTCGTGTTGCTGGGGTGTCTGTTTCTTTACAGCAGGTAATTGAGAACTTTGACAATCTTTACGATATTGTAAAATATCAGCAGTTGAAGGAATTGGCAAGGATGAAAGGTAAAGTAATTACCATTGACAGAGCAGGATTAGGCCAAAAGCAAAAGATTGAAGAGGTGATGTACCGAATGACCAATGACCAATTATTGGATTACGATTCGGCGGCTGCGGGTAATATGGGTAGAAACTTAGACCCCGCAAATATGTTCAAGGAAATAGATATGGGTTTGAGTAAATCATTCCCTGAGTTAGTGGCCTTAGAACAGAACATTATTAACTCCATAAATCAAATTACAGGAATTAATGAGAACAGGCAGGGCATAACGGCCGCAAGTTCAACAGCCACCGCTCAGCAGTCAGATATAGCCAATTCAAGGACTATTACAGAGTCTTTATTCTTTGGATTCTCAGGATATGTAGCAAGGGTAATTAAAGCTATCGTAGACGCTTCGGCGGTTAGTTGGGCGTTCTACAAGACAGAAAAAGGAGAGCAAATCTTAGGAACTGAGAAATTTCAGTTTTTAAAGGTAACTCAGGAGTTGGGAATGAGAGATTACGGAGTTTACATTGAGGACGGAAGTAAATACATGGAGGTGAGTCAAAAAATTGACGCTGTTATGCAAATGGCAATCAACGCTAAGACTATTGATGCTATGGATGTTATGAACGTTCTTTTGGCAGAAACGCTGGCTCAGAAAAAGGCTTTCTTGGAAGAAGCCATGATTAGAACCCAAAGAATTGCTCAGGAGCAAATGCAGGCACAAAATCAGGCTCAGGCACAAATGCAGCAACAACAACTTGCTACACAGTTACAAATTGCAACAGATGACCGTGAGGACAAACAAAACGCAGTTAAAGAAGAAATCATCCTTCAGGGTCAAGTGGACATTGAGAAAGACAACAACAAAGCAAGGAATGATATGGCCCTTCAAAACATGAAGGGTGCTCAGGATATAATCTTAAATACAACTCCCGAACCTTAAAAATAAATAGCTAAATTTGTAAAACGATGACATTTAATTTTTTAAACATAAAGCTCTACCCATCCGTTAAGAGTAAGTTTGATGCTATTTTTAACTGGATTAACTCGGTTGTTAAATTTCAGCAGCCAGTAACGCTTACCTATGCATCCACAATAACATGGAATGTAGGAGATTATTACAATGCTCAGGTAACGCTTACTGGAAGTGCAACGCTGTCGGTTACAGGATTACAACCCGGCTGTTATGGCACTTTAAAAGTGATTCAGGGAGGCTCAGGGAGTTATACACTCGCTTTACCGTCAAACAGTAAGGTTTCTGGCGGTGGAGCAGGAGCAATCACATTAAGCACTTCTGTTGGCGCAATAGACGTTATTGGATTCTATTATGACGGAACCTATTTGCTCTGGAACGCTCAACTTGACTTTACATGATAGGAAGCGGAATACTTGGACAATACTTTAGAAGCGGAAGTGGTTTTAGCGGCAATAGAATAACCGCTACTGGCGGAACTATTATCACAGATGAAAACCGCAGAATACATATTATCACTTCTAATGATACTTTTGAAATCACCGAGCTATTAGCCCCTGTAACTATTAATTATTTAATGGTTGCTGGCGGCGGAGGCGGAGGAAATGGTTATGGCGGATTAGGTGGCGGCGGCGGAGGTGCCGGTGGTGTTATTAGTGGTTCTTTTTCAGCAGCAGTTGGAACTTGGCCAATAGTAATAGGTGACGGAGGAAACGGCGCTGCTGCTGGTGCTGCTGATACAAATGGAAGTAACGGACAGAATACAACATTTAATAGTTTAACTGCTATTGGAGGGGGTGGTGGTAACTCATACGACAATCCAACTTCTGGGTCAGGTGGTTCGGCTGGTGGTGCTGCTTGGAACGGTGTTTCAGGAAGTGCCACATCTGGACAAGGAAATGTTGGGGGAGTTAAAGTAAGTGGGGCGAATGGCGGAGGTGGAGGTGGCTCTGATGCTGCCGGAGAAGATGGCACAACTGCTGGCGGCGGAAATGGTGGCGATGGAATATTATCAACAATCGCTGGAGTTTCTGCTTATTATGCTGGTGGCGGAGGTGGAGCAATTTACGATGGTGCGAGTTTAGGACTTGGCGGAGCAGGGGGTGGTGGCAGAGGCGCTTATGGCCCAGACCATGACGGTGTTGATGCGATAGTTAATACTGGTGGCGGCGGAGGTGGCGGTTATCTTAATGATGGGGCTGGCGGAAACGGAGCAAGTGGAGTTGTAATTATAAGTTACGAGTTCATGGATAGCTGTTATGCTAACTTAAATGACGTTGATTTAACATCTTACTTAGTAGAAACTAATACAATAGGGTATTCAACTTTCCAAAGCAATAATCAAAAAGTTGTTGAAAATGCAAACGGTATTTTCTTAGCATACGGAAGGTCTGCAAATGCAGCCTACACAACTCAAACATGGAGGCTTTCTAAGTCTTTAGATGGTGGACAGACGTTCACGTCTTTATACAATGATGATTCAGCATATTCTGCCCCGTGTATGGAAACAGATTCGGCTGGCAATCTTTATTTAATAGCCCCATTTGGGGTAACAGATGCGAAGTTTTACAAATTCTTATCTTCTGACTATACCACCCCATCAGTAACAACGACATTAACGGGGTTGTCTCAGGAAAAATACTCAATGGCTTTAGACGAAGCCAATGATAGAATTTACTTTGTAAGCAGAAGCAATAAATTTGTTGCATTAGATTTGGACGGGGTTGTAGTAACATCTCCGTATACACTAACCCAGGCTGGGCCTTATGGCAATCCTGAATACCCAAATCTTCAATTAGATGACGATGGGAATCTATATTGTGCTTGGACTACTGCTTATAACAGTTCTGATTATTGGAACATCTCATGGATGGTTTCAAGGGACTTGGGATTAACCTGGGAGAAAGCAGACGGAACGCCGATAACTTTGCCTGTAATAGTTGATAGTACAGGGCCATGTGACCAAATAACAAGGTACTTAGATTTAGGCAAAACCACATTCTTAAGTAGCTTTATTTTTGCTAATGAGAGGCTTCATGCGCTTTACTATTTGAAAGATGGAAGCGATTATCAACAAGTTTATGTTAGGATTCACCCGACCACAGGAGCGGTAGAAATAAGAACTATTCAGCCGCTTGTTTGTGACCCAGACGTGGCAGGATTAGATGGATTCTTTGTAAGGAATACTTATGGAACATTTGCCTCTCCTGATGACTTGAGAGTGATAACTACCACAGGAAACAGATATATTGTATCGGGTATAAGTGAAGATAACGGTGTTACATGGAAGCGTAACAAGGTTTTAGACATGAATCCAGATACTGGGTGGAGGGTTTATTCATGTGGTGGATTTAGGCAGTTAGTTGATGGCACAACCGCTTATGGAGCCTTTACGCTTCAGGATTTAGACTTTGGAAGCCCTGCAACCGGTTCAGGAGAAACTTACTTTATAAAGATGGAAATCTAATTTATGAACATTGAAAAATCAAACATATCAATATCTAAAGCTGATATGTTATGTTTTCTTACAAATCTGTAAGAATTTTCATTTTCTATTTTTTGTGACAATTTTGTAATACATTTTGTATGATACATTTTGTGTTATTTTAAGTTGGTCGGTTCATACGAACAAATTTTAATAAGGTTTCAAAAATCTTCTTATATTTGTATCTATAAACCAAACACTTACAAAAAATGTCAGAAACAACCCAAGCCACCGTTACGGAGCAGCCGAGCGCTGTTAGTGCTAATTGGGATGCTCTAAAGGAACTTTCAGATGTAGTGGTTTCAGAACCACCAAAAACAGAAGAAACTCCAACTGAGACCCAAAACAAAGACGTTCAGGAAGAAGCTAAGGTACAGGAAGTTAAAGAAACTACTGAAACCACAGAAGCTAAAACAGAAACGAAGGAAGAAACAAAAGAAACCACCGAGCCCGCCAAAACTGAAACTGAAGAAGAAACAGCCACCGAGCCTGTTTTAGAGCTCAAATCAGATGACGTTAAAGACGCGCCTCAAACATTTGAGGAAGGAGATTGGCGGGCGGTTGCCCAAGATTTAGGGGTATCAATCAAAGAAAACTCATGGGAGGAATTTCAAAACACCTTTAAAGAGCAGTTTGTACCAAAAGCAGAATTAGAGCAAGTGACTCAATTAAGCAAGGAAAAGCTATTAGCTGAGTTTCCACCCGAAATTGCGGCTGCAATAGAATTAGCCTCACTTGGTATTGACAAAGCCTTAATCTTTGAGCCTACTAAGCAAATTGACGGTTGGTTATCTTTAGAATCAGCAGCTTTAGTGAGAGAAGATTTAAAAGCAAGAGGCTTTAGCGAAGATAGCATTGATGCTAAAATCGAACAGCTTATTGAAAATGATAAATTAGAAAGGGATGCTAACCTTATTCGTGAAGAATTAAAAATAGCAAGAGAGCAAACACTACAACAAAGAACACAATTAGTACAGCAAAAGACTCAAGAGAGAGAACGAGTGCTATTGCAAGCTAAGGAGCAGGAGTTTACCCAACTAAAACAAGCGCTTGATAATAAGCAAGACTTCATGGGTATCAATGTTTCCAAAGATGCAAAAGAGGCTATTGTCAGGAAAATCCAAGCAGGAGTTTATGACAAGAAATTCTCATCCCCTGAGTTTAAGCTAAACGCTATCTTACAAGAAGAGTTCGGAGCCAAAATTCCAGAGTTCATTAGAACCAAGGCGTTCAATGAAGGGAAAATGACCGAAGTTAAGAAGTTAGCAAATGTACCGCCAGTCAAAAGTCCTACGGCTCCGGCGGTTAAACAAAGCGAGGCACAAAGCGATAACTGGGCAGCACTAAGAGGAGGGTTTTCAATTTAATTAAAACAAAATAAACCCTTTAAAAACAAACAAAAATGGCAAATAACGCTGGTAGAATACAAATCAACCAAGGTACATTCTCAAACGACTGTACCACAGAATACGACTTGGTAGCGAACCAAGCCGTTGTGCCCGAAATTCGTGATATGTTAGAATATGCGAACCGTCGTGCATTAACAACCCTCCTGACTTCAGGTGTGGTAACTCCATACGGAATCAATAACTCTGAAAAGACTAAAATTCCTGATGTAGAAACAAAAGGAAAAGGTATTGGCAATAGTGCTTACCAATTCCGTGTAATGGGCCGCATCGAGCAAGCCCATGTAATTTTAGGTCAAGTAGGTTCATCTGGTTCAGATGGTACTTTCACCCTTAAACTTGCCACTTCAGAGCTTCACAAAGGCGCTGTGTGCTTGTTTTATGGCGGACGCTACACTGCTACCGTAATGAGCCAGCCACGTTCAAGCGCAGGCGGTTATCTTTATGAGTTCTCTTCTCCAAGCGGAGACGTGTTCGATTGGGATACCGTAGTTGCTCCTCAAACTGGTACTAAAACCCTTTTTGCAGGATGGACTTCATTCGGTGAAAAATCTCTTCGTGGTTACGGTGAGAGCAAATTCCCTGATATGTTCATTAACTACATGACCATTCAGCGTGATAGCATCTCTATCACTGGCGATGCTCGTGCCCGTGTATTGTGGTATAACTACACCAATGCAACTGGAGCTTCAAGCAAAGGCTGGATGTACGAAGAAGTAGCACAACAAAAAGCCAAATTTGCTATGAAGCAAGAGCGTGCTTATTGGTTTGGTGTTTCTAACATGAAGAACTCTGACGGTTCTGCACGTACCATTTCTAACCAAGTTGACCCTGAAACAGGCATGCCTATCATCACTGGTGATGGTGTTGAAGAGCAAATCGGCGGCGGTAACGTTTACACTGGTAGCGGAGTTAATGGTGACTTCACCGTTTCTGACCTTGAGTATATCCTTACCGACCTTAAACAAAAAGGCGACCAAGTTACAGGTTACGAATTTGTATTGGTAACAGGTAGCGCAGGTTACGCTAACTTCCAACGTGTAGCCCCTGAATTGG